AACCCGCTGCTGCAGGAGATGAACCAGCTGGTCCACTTCCTTGACCTGTAGATGGTGATGCTGTTATTGCTGCACCTGTGATAGATTGTGCATCCTGAATACCACTAGTAACTGGTACACCTGCTATAGTTGCTTGACCTGCTGTGTCTCCACTTGCCGGACGGTATAAAGGAGGCCATGAGCCTTCTCTACCTGCTGCACCCAACTGTCCAAGTGATTCAGCTTTGTTCCAACTATCTCTCCAATTCATTCCAGTTTTAAGGATATCCGCAGCACCTGTAGCTAGACCTGCTCTAGCTCCCATGCCATAATCATATGATGGACTAGTTGAAGCTGTGAATCCCGGATAAGATAGATCAAATGAGCCTACTTGTAAGGGGGGAACACCTGCGCCCATAGGAATGCTTACGGGTTGTTTTGCGTATCTAGGATCACTAGCAAGTCTAGCTTGACCTAAGATATACCCTACCCAGTGTTTAATAATACCTGCTTGTCGTGCGCCTGTTTCATCTCCTTCAGGAAATGCTTGGTCGATTATTGTAAGGTCTCCACCTGCATTTAGAACAGCCTGTAGCCAAGGACGTACTGATGTAGGAACACCCTCATCAAGAGATTTTCCAATACCCATTTCATCATCTAGTGCAGCTTGATCAATCTCCCAAGTACCGGGCCCATCTATTTGGTTTGGGTCTAGTGGTATCCATCGAATCTGTGTAGGTGAAGGGCCTATCCACGGAAGTAAGTCAATTAACTCATGTCTCTGGTTTACATGATCATATGACCACGTAAGTCCTGTTCTTAATAATTCTGCTGATAGCGCGGGTAATTGGTTATCTCTAGGACTTAGCGGGTTATACTGGTTAACTTCACCTACTAGTTGTGTGTAGACTTGTGTAAGTTGTTGTACCATATCCGAACTAGCATCTATTCCAAGCATAGCTGGACTTCGCAATGCATCCCGTAATTCAATCCAAGATCCGGGATATAGTTCTATAACTCTTGTATCACCATCAACTTTACCAAGTGAGTTTACTAGACCTGATTCCATCAGTTTACTAAATACTTCAGCATTTTGAATAACAATATCTATTGTCTGAGGAATTGTAGTTGTGTTCCCTCTTGAGTCAACTGATTGTGACTGTATTGTTACACGAAGTGTATTTTCTGCAGGACGCTCTATAATACTTTCTGTGTACTCTACAGGGTCCAACTCAGTTATTCCGGTTCTAGAGTCCGCTGCAATAAGAGCTGCAAAGATTGCCATCTCTGTGCCTAGAACAGTTCCATCTGGATGACCATCGACAGTATAATCAGTTGATGGGTCATATAAACCATCAAATCGCTGCTTGTACCATGTGTACCATGCGTTCCACCTATTTAATTCTTCTGGACTAATAGTAGGACTTTGATATTTAGCTAGGATAGCTTGAATAGCTGCGTAGTTTACATCTGACGGAGTTGTTGTTTGAGTAGTATTTGCATTAGCACCTATGGCTGCTGCAGAAGTTGGGTCATTTGGGTCTGTCGCACCGGGATTAAAATCAGGACTCATTCCCGGTGAATCTGAACCTACTGGTCCTGTGGTCGAAGGTTGAGGCGTAAGTCCTTCTGATTGAACAGATCCTTCGTCAGTCTGCGTCGCTGCAATAGAAATATTTCCGCTTATCAATTCGGGAGTCAATGTCTCCGAGATTAATATTGCTTCGTTTGCCGCCCCTGTGCCCTCCCCTAATTCTATATTTAAGGTGGGAACACCTTTTTTCGGAGCTGCTCCCTGCTGCACCGGCGCTGGTGCTGTCGTTGTGTGATGGCCTATATAAGTCATCAGGCTCTGGACAATGGATAAAGGAGTACTTTCGTGTCTTGCTACAGCTATTGTAATGCTATTTAAGATTTCCTTCGCTACTAGCGCATACAGCTCTTCACGAGAAACATAACCTCCTGATGACATCCCTTGACGGGGCAGTTGGGTTCTTGAACGTGGAAGTGATGACTCAAAAGAAAAGCCATACTTAGTCTCATATTCAGATAAAAACTGGTTAAATATTTCTGCTGGCGTTGCCATTAGCGTGTCCCCTGCTTGTCAATTTCAGACAGCTTCTTCTCTATCTTAGATCCAACTTCTACCATCCAATCTGGACCAAGATTCTCTAATATCTGCAACTGCTCTTGTGGAGGCATTGCAACATAACTTGCTCTCATCATAGAATCAAGCATCGTATCTTCTGGATATGTATCCATAATGCGACCACGTACTTTAAGAAGTGCGTCAAAAATGGCCTCATCAAGTTTTTCAGGATACGATTTATTCGGCATTAAACTCCCGGTGGCATCTGTATGTTATTTAATGGGTTTTCTTCTGGTGTAGCTACTGGCGTAGGATTGTCTGCCATTCCTTGATTTGTACCAAGTTGTGACAAAAGTTGTTCCATCTGCATTTGTTCTGGTGGAGGCTCATTCGGCATAGCTGCTTCTGGTCCCCCCTGCTGGCTCATCTGACCCCGCATAGCTACTTCATCAGGAGTCATTGGCATAGCTTCACCCTGCTGTGCTGCAGCTGCGAGTTCATCTTGTACCATCTGTTGTATAGTTGAGCGTTGTGCAATAGTTTGTAGCTGTGTGTCAATAAGCTGTTGCATAACCATTGGGTTATCTTCAGCCCTTGTAGACATAATTTCATCACGCCATGACTCTGGGTCTTGTGCGTTAAGTAGTCGTCGCATAACAACTTTAGCTGGCATAAGTTCAGAGTTCTTTAGTGTAGCTGCTGCTGCAACATTCCGTAGTTCTTCAAGTGGGAACCTTGCACGTAAGTGTACTTTTGTATTACGCATCCCTTTAGTATCTTTGCCTTTTACATTAAATGCAAACGATTCGACATTATCTTCTGAGTCCATACGGCCCATAATCTCAATATTGTCATCCCATGAGTATCTTTGAGATAGTCCAACAATTTTTGCGTTGATGTCTTCCATAGCCATTTGTGCATTTTCGACAGGTTTAAATACTTTAATCAATGAAGCTTGCTGTTGTGCAATAGTATCAATACCGCTTTGTCCTGCTTGTGGTAATGAAAAACCTTCTTCGTCTATTTGTATACGAAAGAAGTTTGTTAGTTGGTCTAGGTCAGGCAGCGTACCCCTAAATTGGAGGTAGTACACATCCTCTCCTTCGAGGATCTCGATTGTACCTGACCCCGGTTCAATGTCTACTGGCTCGTCATTGACGCGCCGAATAACCATTGTTGGGTCTGCGTATAGGTCGGCAATACGCATATGCCTGTTAAGAAGCCATTCCATCTCAGACACACTATCAACTAGTGCATAGTTAACAGAAAGACCCATATTTCCACCTAATGCTGAAGTAGTCTTTGCACAATGGAATATTGTAAAAGGTAGGCAATCGTAGAATTTCATAACCGAAGGTCGCATAACAAACTGCTCATGTGCAATAACAGCATGAATAATCTGGTCACCTTCCCATGCCCAGTAATCAACTACTTCAACTGATTTTTCTGGGTGCAAAGGAGTTGTCCAGTCAAGTTCCTCATCTTCACGATCAAGGTCATTATGATTTAATGTAACGCCCCACTGTTCTTCTACTTCATACACTTTCATTAGAGAGCGGTGTACGACAGCTTTCCATTGTTCGTGGGTTCCCCCTGCAATAGGAAATACGTCATATGGGTCAAGGTTCTTTATTTCAATTGGGAAGTGGTACATAGGCCGGTCGCCCTGAAATTCTTCATCATTATCTGCGTAGGTATTACGTGACCATGTAGTTCTTAAAACACCCCAACCATATAGAAGCTGGTTAAAGACTGCGTCATGCATAGGGTTAGAACCCCATCTTCGGGTATTTAATTGGTATACACTATGAAGCATCTTTACTACTTTGTCAGCACGAGAAGAATTAGACAGAACTTCAATGATAGGATCTTCTCCTGTCATCATAGTGTGTGCTCGTTGTACAGAAGAAAAAGGTATGTTAAGGGTAACTAAGTGCTCATTCTCAATGTTTGATGCATTATCAATCTGATTAGAGATAGGGGTGTCTGCTGACTTAGGAACTGTACGATCATAATGATCTCGGTAATACCACTTCTCTTGTCTTATAAACTCAGCATTTCGGTCAGCGTAAAAGTTTTTCCCCCAACTTAGATCCGACAGTATACGATCTAGAAATTTGTTATCACGTTCTTCATTAGATTGGATTTCGGCTTCACCCTCACCAACTTCGATTCCAAATGCGTATAGTATATCTCTCATTATCTATGCCTCGTGCCAAAGTGCTTTTTCATAATTTGTTTGCGTCGTGGTCGTCCTCGGCTAGACATATTAACTACTTCTTTTGCCATAAGCGCCACTCCCATACTACATATGCGGTCATCATGTCCTGAGCCTTCTGCACCTGTTCGTGTCCCAGTTCTTACATAAGATTGAGCTTCATATATAAATTCTAAATCTCTAACTTTTATATTACGCTGAGCAATTTCAGTTTGTAACCGACTTTCCATTATTGCTTTTGTTTTAGAATTTGTAGGCCATCCCTCTTTATTATCGCCATCTCCTGTCTTTTTATCTTTCTTATAAATAAAGATATTCTCATAAGCAAAGACATTCTTCAATGCAGATAGCACTGCGTAGCCGTGGTTATTTCTTTCCACAGCCAGCAATGCGCGATTAAACCCTCTACCTAACGCCGCAAGAAGTCCTGCAAAAGTATCCGGATCATAACGTCCTGCGATACTTGCATACTGTTCTCCAGATGCGGCATCAATTACTTGTGCCACTGAAAAATCTCCGTTAGGTTCACCACCTGCAGGATCCGCTCCAACTATAAAACCTTGCCCTACTCTTGGTATTTGCCAAACTTTTAGTTCAGGCCAATTCCTTTGTAGTTCATGTATGTATCCATTTCTTTTGAATACTTCATTTACAGTTAGCGGATCTTCGCAATGTGTCTCTGCTATATATTGTAACCCATCTAGGTCAAAAATGCAACCCCCTGTAGTAATGAAAGCTTCTAAAGGGCTTTGCGGGTATTCTTGTTGAAAGAGCTTCTCGTCAGTATAACTAGCTTTCTTTTCTTCGTACCAGTCATCATCTCTTCCCGGTCTTAAATGATATGGGAGGAACACGCCTTTGAACCCATTATCGTGTGCTTCTGCACCCTTCCACATTTTATAGTAGAAATTCCCTAACCCATTTGCAGTGCTTACCCCGATGAACTGACCACCTGCATCAATCGTTGGTGATAGAGCAGCCCAGTTTTTTTCAGCATGTGGATGGAACGCCCACTCATCTGCAATAACAACAGATGCAGTTTCTGAACGTCCTGCGTCTTCAGTAGCGGGTAGTGCAAATACAGAGGAATGATGAGTCACGTTCCCCTTAGCATTACGCTGCTCGAATTCTATTTCTTTCTTATTATCGTTGATTAATGGTCGCCATTTGCGTATCCATTGAGGTAATCGAGAATATTGGAACTTTACTTTGAGAAGAAGCTTTTGTGCTTCATCCTCTCTTTTAGATAACATAAGTACGTTTGCGTTATTAAAGAAAAGTGCTTTATGTAATGCATAAGAAGATGCACACCATGATACTCCAAGTTGTCTCCCCTTTAATACAATTATCCTATCGTGCTTTTGAAAGTCACGTAGTAAGTCTTTTTGAAAGTCCCAAAGTTTAAACGGAAATGTTTCAAAAGTTTGCGGGTCGTTGATTTCACAATATGTTTCAAGAAAATATGCAATATCTTCTTTACACTTGAGAATCTCCTCCAGCTGTTCCTTCTGATTCAGCTCGTCGTTCTTCAAGTCTTTCGAGGATTTCATCGAGGTCGCCTGTGTTACCACTCTTATGTGTTACCTCCACTCGACTCTTGTTTACTCCACCTAGATCAATTAAACGATCTATTGCGTACTGTACTACTCTTACATTAGTATGATCTAACATAAGTACAAGTTTGTGAATTGCTTTAGCTAAACCAAATGCAGTCACCTCTGCAGCCATAATCACAGGTTGTGTAGTAACTTTCTCATATACAATACGAAAGTCTTTATTCTGCTGTTTCCATGAGTATGCTGTTGCAGGAGATATACTAGATGCTTCAGCTGCTTGTTTATCAGATAAACCATATAGCTTACCTACAAGAAACTGTTCTTGATTCGCATTTAGAGATTCAATTAATCCACCTGCACCTATAAGAGGATTAGGGGTTATTAAAGATTCTATGTTCATTTCAGAATGGTCGAGGTCTATATCGTCGTCCATCATCTGAGTTAATGCTAATAATGGATTAGCTGGCATTTGTACCCCATTTGCATAAGTGTGCCGTTTATGATATACTTTTATGGTAACACAAGATTGGAGTATTGTCAATGCCTAGAATCAATTATAAAGAAATGGTGCACAAGAGAGTTCATATACATCGTTCAACCTCAATGCTACTAAGTACAATGTCTGAGCTTATGGGAGAATCTTATAGAGATACCTTTGAAGCTGCTTTATTGTACGGAATGGCTTATATGAATGAATCTAACAAAATGAATATGACTCAGTGGTTAGATGAAGTTAAACTACCTAAAATAGAAGATGTTGACAAATTTATCAAAGTAGAGTAAGATGTAAATAATGGACCCAGAACTAAAAGAATTCAACAGTAATAGACAAGGGATGTTTGACGATGACGTTATAGAGAGTCAGCTTGACCCTCTTCAAATGATCCAATTGTTAAAAGATGCTGGTTGGAAAGACACCGAGCTTCAGCGAGCTTTTGAAATATCTTACTTAGAATCTAAGCACAGACCATTAATTACTCATGAACTAAAAGATGAGGGAGATCTTGATGTTCCTTCCATAGGTCTTTTCCAAATAACTGATGTGCATGCAGCTCGAGGCGAAAAAAAATATGGTAAAAAATGGAGAGATGCTCTAAAAGATCCGATGGAAAACGCAAAATTTGCACTAGAACTATATAACGAATCTGGTTGGGAACCATGGGCAGCTAATGACAGGATAGAAAATTTGTTAGGGTATAGACATAACGCAAAACTACTTGACGCAGATGGATCATTTAAATCTAGGTATCCTTCAGAGCATTACTATGAATTAGGAAGAACCGAACAAGAGGGTTATGATAATACTATTAAAGATTGGAATCATGCAAAAGATTTATATAGAGCCACTTCGGGGTTGCCTTTAAATCCGTTAAGAGATAAATATAAAAAAGAACCCGATGGTTCTTATAAGTTTTTTAATGAAGTACCTACTGATAGAACAACTTCACCTATTCCTCCATTTGAAAGATATATGTCTGAAAATCCTGAAGAACGACCTATGCAAGAACCTCAGTCTGCTTTTACTAATCCAGATACTTTTGTTCCACAATTTGTAAGAGATGGAACATCACAACAAACAGACCCTAGACAAGCACCAGAGTTTCAACCAAACTTTGTAACACCGAATACGGTACAGTAGTGTTCATGAAAGAAAATATCTGTCCGAATTGTGAAGGTCGTCTCGTTTTTGAGCCGGGACATATGAGTTACAATAATCAAGGAATGTTCTCAATACATGCGGAAAATCGCATTGTTTGTCTTATGTGTGCTCGATATAGATACTTAGATGAATTTAAAGGCTGTGAGTCCGTGATGGGCCGAACCTCAGCTCTTCCCCACTATGTGTTATCTTACGCTCCAGAAGGTGCCAAAGAACAGACGGCTGCTGCCGAACGGCGAGCAAAGTATCTATTGACAAAAGCACTCTAGTTTGTTATAATGAAAATGACAAGATACCGGCAGTAATCGGAGGGTATAGTTATGTCTGAAACTTCAGAAGAGCGCAAAGCACGAGATGCACATATTACAGATATGCGAGCTAGAGAAATGGCAAGGCAATCTTATAGAATGAATGGGATGCATAATGGATCTACTGAGCGAATTGCTCAGATGAGAGCAGATGCGTTTGACCGTACAGTTAAGATGGGTCAAACAAAGAAAGGCAAGAAAAAGAATAAGTAGGTGTAATGGACTTTAGTAATATAAAGTTATCTATTGGTATCGTAATTGCCATAATTGCACAAGCGTTTGGAATAATTTGGTACGTCGCTCAGTTGGATTCCACAGTGGGAAGTCTTTCCTCTACCGTCGGTGTTATACAGGAAGAACAAACCACCGTTGACATCGCAGTCCTGCAAAACGACATTGAAGCACTAAAGGACAAAATCGCCATGACTCAGGAAATGGCTAGAATGTACACTGTCGGCAAAGCGTTCGACTCGTCAGACTTAGAGGAAGCCATTGAGGATCTTGAAGATCGGGTTGAAGACTTGGAGGATGAATGATGGACGAAGAAAAGAAACCAAGTTTTTTTAAAAGGGTTTTTGCAATCCCCAATGTTCGATTGCCTAAGATTCAGTTTAAGAAGAGAGAGTGGCGAACACCTAGCGTAAATGCTAGTATGCCAAATATTATGAATGTAGGTAAAGTTCCTGATCTTAAAATTGCAAGTTTGAAAGGTACACGAATTGTGGGCGGTGTTTGGAAAGTAGGTACATTAGGATTAATTATCGGTGTAGCCGTTACTGCCTTTGCAATTGGTACAGCTATCAAAGGACTCAACGCAGCTCCGATATGGCCTGAGCCAGCTCAGTATGATGCAGCTAGAGTTCCTGCAGACCGCACCCTACAAGTAGGTGATGAGTGGGTGTTTGCTGATAACACACCCGCTGACGAACGAGAACTACAAACTCACACGTTACAGCTAAACGTATCCGGTGCACGAGCCGCAGACATTACTATCTCTGGTTTAGAGATTGGTAAAGCTTCTGGGCTAACAGATGCGATTCAGGTAATAGGTACAGCTGAACACGTACTTGCATGTGATACTGTTATTATCGACAATGTAGAAGCAACTACCTTTAACCTAGCTGCCACGAAGATATACGAGCTAAATATCACTAACGTAAAGGCTGATGGTCTTTCTATCGGCCCAACACTATCCTCTACTCCAAAAGACATCACAGTAACTTCTACTCGTGGTGCTGTAAAAATTCCGGGGGTGACCAGTGGTTCCTTCGATAAGATCGTCATTAGTACCGCAACTGCAGACAGCTTTTGCCGTACACTTACACTTAGTAACATATCCGCCTTTGGTGGAGGGATTAACCTCGACAATATGGAGATTGGCACTTTAACAATTCAGAATAGTAAAATTGGTAATGGAACAGGCATTGATGCCCCAAGTTTCATAATTGATGCAACTACATTAATACAGTCAATGACAGCAAGTAATAACTATGAGGCACCGATTACAGTTCAATAGGAGGATTAGATGGCTACTTGTAACTGCGGGTGTTTTGAGCCTATTCGCACTTCTTCCGAACGTCGTAGACGCTCCATTCGCAGCTTATCAACAGAAGTTCCCCAACCCCACTCCAGTATTGAGAGAGACGGTGGAGACGCATGGTTTTCAGCCTACGCCTGTTGCTCAACGGGAAATGCCGTTTGTACATGTGGCGGTGGTCAAACCTCAACCTGTAACTGTTCTGGATAGATGGGATTTTAATCTACATCTAAGTAATTCAGCATGGCGTGGTTACTGGGAATGGCATGGGTTAAGTGAGTTTAAAGACGAGACAAACGAGTTATGGAGATTTGTAAACTGCCTACACGAGAGTAGTTCAACAACTCCACTAACTTTAAAGAGTAATAATGAAAGTGTAGGAGTCTTCCGTATAAATCCTCAAAAGTATTTTTGGATTGTAGAATGGCATAATATACACGATATAGAAGGAAACATGGAAGCAGCCCACAAAATATGGAAACTAGACGGATGGGATGTTTGGCCTTACTGTTCGAGTATAATGAAACGGAGTGAAGACTATGAGTGAAGAAGAGACCCCCACCCAAGCTCCACCACAAGAGCCTGTTCCCCCTCGTTCTGAGGGAACTACTATTACAGGTATCCAGCTTTTGACTGGTATTATTTTTATCCCGGTAGTTATGGTATGGCTTGCACTGGGTGCGCGAATCATATGGTCAGCTTCCGAAAACCCAGAAACTCTTGATTCAATTGAGGGGTTACTCACGGCCCTCGCCGTTTTAAGCCTACCTGTGTCTGCTGGATTGAGTAAGCTCTTTGAAGCGTTCTCCTCTGAGGTAACTAATAAACAAAATGAGAAATAGAATTCTATTTTTGGTAGCACTACTTCCAGCTGTATTTATACTTATTGCTTCTGTTGCGTATATAAGCACATTACGTGATACAATACAAGCAAATGAAGCAGCACTTGAAATAGTAGATAAGCAGATTATGGAGTTACAGTATCATGGAATATATCTTGAAGAAACACTAGTAAGAGTAGTAATAACTAGTGAAACAAATAAATACAGGTTAGATTTGATTGAGGAGATTTTTGACTAATGAAAGAAATAGAAGAAGACGGTGTAGTATTGTTTGAGTACGATAGTACAGGACGAGTAATAGATGCAGAAGTAGACGAAGATGGTTGGGAGCAGATGGTCTTTCCTGAATGGCAAATGCGCTTTGACTCCACTCTAGGATACGGAGTCACACGAATAAAAGACCGAGCAAGTTATGACAGCTGGAAAGCCGCCCGACCTGTATGGGATGTATATGATGCTGAAGAACGTATACGACTAGGGTTAGAACCCTTTAAAACTGTAGAAGAACACGAAGCAGAAAAGAAAGCCTTATATGAAAAGGCAACTGCAGCTGGTAGAGAAGCGTGGGAAAGCTACCTAGCAAGCAGAGGACTATCAAACGATGGTACTCCTGAGATGGCTAGAGCGTGGACTGACTACGCACGAATGATGCAAGGATAGGAGCGACGCGGGGTGGAGCAGTGGCAGCTCGTCAGGTTCATTGTCTGAAGCGCGTAGGTTCGATTCCTGCCC